CCTTGCGGACGTAGCCGCTGAGGTCAACCGGCTTCTGTGGGGCGGGAGTCGCCGAGGAGCCCCCGATGTTGATCGTGATCTGCGAGGGTACGGAAGCGCCGCCCACCTCGATGGCGGACGGCGCTTCGAGTGTCTTGTCTGTATCAGCCATACAGACAAGGCTACCGGGTCACCAGAGCTTGCCAGTGCCCGACTTGGAGTTGTTCAGGGCGCGCTGGAGCGCCCCGATCGTGGCGGTGCCGGCCTCGCCGTCAACCCAGTCGGCGAAGTCCCAGCCGGCAGGCAGATACTCCTTGTGCCAGGCGATCACGAGGTACTGGAACGTGCGCCAGGTGTTGGGGCCCAGGATGCCGTCGGTCTCCAGCGCCGGGGTGCCGTTCAGAGCGATCTGCGTGTCCGCCGGAACAACCGAGTTGAGGAACGCCTGGAACCGCTCGACGGCGGGGGAGCCGTCCTCGTCGAGCACACCATCGATGGTGGTCCCCATGACCTGCTGAAGCCGGCCGATGGTCGCCATGCCGAAGACACCGGTGCACCGGAGCTCGCCCTGTCCATCGGACTTGTTCCACTTGCCCGTGTAGGGATTCACGTCCACCACCGGCGCCGGGGACTGCGCGGCCACGAAGCCGGAGCCATTGGACAGCTCGGACAGGTGCGAGTACCAGCGGCCGGGGCAGTCCGTGCTCATCCAGTCGCGGTGGCCCACGATGGGGAGCGGGCCGTGCTCGGCGCGGATGGCCTGGATCAGGCCGATCACGGTCGCCACGTCGCCGTCGGTCATCTCCGGCCGGCACTCGATGCCGATGGAGCGGGGGTTTCCGCCGGGGCCGGCGTGCCAGGCGCGGTCGTAGTCGTGGACCAGCTGAGTCACGCGGCCGGCCGAGGCGACGTAGTGGGCCGAGGAGTCGCCGTCGTCACGGCACAGGTAGTTCACCACGTTCTGGTGAGACTGCCCATCGACGCCCCAGTGGTGGATCGTGATGGAGTCGGGGTCGCCGAAGGGGCGCCCGCTGGAGTAGTTGGGGGACCACAGGACGTCGGTCACCGCAGCGTTGGTCATAGTTCCTCCCGTCAGTAGGTGATACAAGCGTACTGGTCAGTAGTGCGACTTCATCCGGTAGACGTCTCCGAATGGGTCGAGCCACAGCGACTCACCCGGGGTGCCCTCGTCAGGCGGGAGCTGCCCGCCCCACATCGCCCCAGCCAGGCGCTCCTGCGCCTCGCGGATCGCCCGCAGGTCCTTGTCGATAGCGGCCTTGGCGCCGTCGATGAGCTGCTGCGAGCCGGTCAGCTTCTTCACCAGCGCCTCGGTGTCAATCGCCGAGGCCACCGTGTGCGGGAACGGCCGCGACCACGGGCCGGGCTTCCCGTCCTGAGCAAGTAGGCGCACGCGGAAGTTGTACTTCTGTCCCGGGTCCAGCGCCGCCTGCGCCTCAGTGACGCTCTTGTCATAGATGCTGCCCGTCGCCTTCCAGCCATTGGGTGGCTCAGACTCGCCGGCGAGGTGGATAGACACCTGCCACCGGTTCGCCCACCACGGGGCAGGCTGACGGTTCGCCGTCGTGCCGTTGAACCGGATCGTGGCGACGCCCATCTGAGACAGGACAATCGGCCGGGATGCCTCGGGCGTCGGAGGCTGAGTCCACTCCAGCCGGAGCATCTGGCCGGACTCGTCCCAGTCGCTCGGGATGCGCTTGTCGGTCCGAGCCTGAACCCAGAACAGATACCGGACGCCGAGCTCGGCGCTCCCCCACGCGACCTTGTTCGCCGTGGTGACGAGCTGAGTCTCCTCGAGCCACTCCTTGGTCCCGTTCACCTCGAAGTTGCGCACGCGGGCGATGCGCACGCGGTACTCGACGATCTTGTCCTTCAGCTCGACCCCATTGACGTCGAGCTTCGGCGCGGGCCATGCCATCTCCACCAGGGTCTCGAGCCCCGACCCCGTGTCCGTGACCGTGCCCTTCACCTCCAGCGTGTTGGACCGGATCACGGCCGGCGTCTGCGCGACCTTGGCCTGAGACGACCGGGATCGGACAGGCTCCGCCGTTGACGCTGCGGCGGTGCCGGTCGAGAGCTTCGACGCTGCAACCTCCTGCGCGAGCCGCGTCTGCGCGTTGGCGATCATGGTCCCGAAGATCGTCGAGCCGGAGCACTGGCCCTCCGCGTAGTCAACCTGAATCTGACTGACACGGAGCCACTGGTCCCGGCCTGCGGCGTGCTCGACCCAGAACCAGTCCCCGACGTTGTAGTCGACCCAGGGCAGGAAGCACCCGGGCTGATCCGCCTGCCAGTCCCTGACGATTTCCTCCTTCGGCCGGGATCGCTCCAGGAGCGCCTCCTGAGCGGCCGTCGCGGCGTCGCTCTGAGTCTCAACCCAGTTGGCCTCCAGGGAAATCTCCCGACCCTCGCGTGGGTCGAAGTCCGGATCGGTCGGGACCTGCACCTTGAACCGCGCGCCGTCCTTACCGAGGACGTGAACCGCAGTAGCGATGTCGGCCCACGACAGGGAGTTGGTTCCTCCGCTGGACCGGCCCGCCGGCCAGCGCTTCGGGTGCAGTGACTCCAGCGGCTTGTTGACTGGGGGCACCAGGACGAGTTGCCGACCCTCCCACCGGGGCTGAAGTGCCCCGATCTTCTGGAAGCTCTCGAGCAAGGCCCAGAGGGTTGAGGTCCACTTCACCTCCATCCCCTTGACAGACGGGTACTTGGTCCAGGCGTTGCCGTTGGCGTCGGCCGCGGGGGCCCCCTTGAAGGTGAGCCCGCGCCCCCACCCACGATCCTGGGCCTTCAGCCAGGTCTGGATCACTAGGTCCGCGGGGACGTCCGTGGTGGAGTTCCCCTGCGCGGGCTTGTTGGGGTCCTTGCGCAGCCGGAAGTTCTCCTCCCACACGAGGGCCTGCTTCAGCCGCGCGCTGATGTGCACGCAGTCGATGGTGCGGGACTTCGTGCCGTCGGACAGGAGATTCCACGTGGCCTTGCGGACGAGGAACCGTCCGCCGGCAGGCTCGGACCAGGTTCGTCCCCCGTCGAAGGTCACCTCGACGGCGACCTCGTTCTCCTCCTCCAGCGCCAGGTTCGGCTCCTCAGTGTGAGTGAGCTTCAGCGTCGGGACCCCCGAGATGGAGGTGGTCAGGCTGATCTTCGTCGCGTGGTGCAGCACCCCAATGCGGTCCCCACCGTAGGCGCCGTAGGCAACGGCGCGCAGCATCATCTTCGGACTCCCGGTTCTCGCCATCAGTACGCCCCCTTCCACCAAAGGATCGCGGTCCCGCCGTTGACCTCAACGACCCCGTCGCCGTTCTCTCGCTGCATGAGTCGGAAACCACCGGGAGAGATCGACAGTGTGGGGGTGGCGCGCTGATACACCGGCATGGTGGTGGGGTCATCCACCCCAGCAGTCAGCTCGCGCCCGGCTGGCACGGACCGCACGCTCCACCCCTCAGTGTCAATGACGAGCCACTGCTGGCTCGGCACGCGGCCGACGCTCAGGGACGAGTCGCCAATCACGTCGCGGACCACGACCGTTCCGCCGTCGGTGTCCGCCTTCACTGCGATGTGGGTTGCGAGAGCGTCCCGGCCAGAGATGATCGGGAAGGACTTGCGGCCGTTCGTCACTGCATCGACGCGCTCGGGGGTCTTGCGGAGCCACTCGCCGGCGACCGCCTCGACGGTGAAGGAGACCAGGAGGTCACCATCGACACCCTTGGGCTTGGCGGCGACCGAGCTCGACACGCGCACCAGCGCCTCCAGCTCCTCACCGTCGCGGCGGGTCCAGCCCATGGTGTGCAGCGACCGAGCACCCGTGATGCGGCGCAGGGTACGCAGCCCGGCAGTCTGGTGGGCGGCGAGGATGAGCAGCTCCAGCTTCACCGTGGACACGCCGGCCGCCATCGGGGCCAGGGCGAGCACACCGTCGTAGCGGGGTACCTTGACGCTGGGCGAGACCATCGACCCCCATTGGGGGAGCTCGGTCTTCGCCGTGAGTCGCCAGCGTCCCGCCGGGTCATCCAGCGGGACGCCGTCAATTGAGTACGTGTCGTTGGGCATGACCCCAGTCTATTAGGACAGGGCCAGGGCGATGCCCTGCGCGACGTCGTTCCGAGTCTTCCAGTCCTCCTGCTTCTGCGGGTAGTTGTTCGTGATGTTGATCGTGGGCTGAACACCGCTGGGCGCCGCCGCGCCGAGCTCAACGTCGGGGTTGAAACCTCGGCTGACCTTCCAGGCCGTTCGCGCGGCCGGGTCCTCGAAACCAACCCTGATTCCGTCGGTGATATCCCGCATGGTCCGCTCGAGCTCGGGCATGGCGCCCCGCAGACCGGTCTGAAGACCGTCCATGATCCAGCCACCGGCGGGGACCAGCAGCCGCAGGTCGTAGGCACGGGGGCCCTTGTGCTCGGCGATCCAGTTGCCGATTCCCCCAACCCAGTCCTGAACCTGGGTGAACGCGGACTTCAGCCCGTTCAGGAACCCGTTGATGATGTTCTTTCCCGCGTTGACGAGCCACGAGCCTGCGTTGGAGAACAGGTTGATGATGTTCTGGGGCAGGTTGCGGAACCAGTCGAGCATGTTCGACCCGATCTCCTTGGCCCCGTTCCACATCCCAGTCATGGCGCTGGTCACCAAGGACTTGAGCCCGTTCCACGCCGCGTTCCAGGCCCCGGGGATGGCATTCCAGATCGCCACCAGGAATCCGACGATGGCTGCCCCGACACCGAGGACCGTGGAGAGGAGCCCGTTCCACACGTTGGAGAAGAACG